GCACGTTGTGGATAATTCGGTATTTCCATCGGATGTGATATGTTATATTGTGTTGCGGATTATATGTATTGTACATATTTTGAGGCGCATTATTCACTGTGACTGGTGAATTTACACATACACAAAAGATTTTTAAAGGAAATGTTAGAGGTGCTGGTATTACCATTTCTATTTTTGTTACTTGTTTTGTTTTTGTAAAATCGTTTTTGGTACCTCCACCTGCGATACTCTTTGTTTAATGGGGAGTTTTTATTTTTATTTATAGCGGAAGAAGTAGTTTTTGATTGGAATAATAAAGTTATTAATTGGTAATAATTTTGGATAACTATTTCGTCTTTCTAATTCCGTAAAAACACACATCGATTTATCGTGTATTTTTACAGAACCAGAGAAACACATATAGTTACCCAACTTTACTACCCTTTTTCAAATGCGCCAATATTTCTAAGATCTACTTCTGATAAACCTACTGCGTAATTCTTGAGCCAATCAAACTTTTCCTCTTCTCCTTCTTTTATTCTATACCTCGATAAACTGAACGTACAGCTCTTCCACATTACTATTGGTATTAAGTGAACAAACGGAGTTATTATACGAGTTATTTTTCTTTCGTCCACAATATGTCTAATTCTAAGCCACTCTTTTGTTAATTTTATATCATTTATGCAATTTGATTGTACGATATTTTTAAAAATATTTCTTAATTCACTCCTTTTGAACATGTTGTTTAAATTTAACATTCCTTTCTTTTTGTTTTCTTGACGACTATACGGATTTATTTCTACTGATATGTCCCAATATTCTCTTTTTCCTTTTATCCATGAATACATTGGATCTGTGTAATAGAATGTTTTGTCCACTTCATTTTGTTCTTGATAGTCCACTCCATGTTTGAACTCATGATCCATTGGAAATAACATTTTAAATTTTTCAAAGAACCATTTTGGATTATTTTTGACAAATTGTTCTATCGGATTCGTTGTCGGTTTCTCTCTATAATACTCTTCAATTGACGCCAATAATGTTCGTTGTGAATAATTCAGTTTTGTTTCTGCTATTTCAACACTCAATTCATTTTCTATTATGTTTTCTTCAGAACTTATTGTAGGCTCTAACTTTTTAGGTGCATTTATTCTAAATTCTATTGGAATTTTAGTTTTAACCTTTGATATAATTGCTTCGGTTTTTCGCAACGACACTATTGGTTTAAAACTAGACTCCTCGTATCTATTTTTTCTAATTGTTTCTCGCTGTTCTACTCTAAACCTACTCAGCGGCAACACATTTCTATTGATCTCTTGTAGTCCAATTGTTTTGTTTCTACACTTTGCAATTCTTTCTCTTGATCTCTTGATTGCTAATATAAACGCTTGATCATAATATCTATTGTGTTCACACCACGTTCTTGACAATTTAAACTTCAACTTGTGTAGAGATTGTAATAGATCTAATATAAATTTATTTCTTTGACTAAATGAATCAAAATAATTCAAATCTCCATCGTTTTCCATACACCAATCTTCTATTGCTTTTCTATTTTCTAAATTGGCTCTTATTTTTGTTGGATTTCTTAACAACAAGTTATATTCTTCGTATTTAATTTCTTGTCCTACAACATTTTCATTAGGCAGTTTACCGTGTAAATTCGCATGGTGCAATAAATAAACTGAATCTTGTCTATTGGACATCATATGTTTTTGGAACGTGATTGGAAACCATTTCGAAAAGAATTCTACCCAGTTTTCTTCATTTTGTTTTTTGTATTCTTCATCTTCCACAAACTTGTAATATTCAATGGCTGCTTGTTCATATTCTATATCATTTTTATGCGCAATCCAAAACCACTTAAATATATCATCTGCATCTATCATAATTGGATAATGTATAGCCAACCATGTTTTCCCTTCACCCGATGGTATATTTATTATAACGTGCTTAACACTCTTTCTTTTAATTGAAAACTCTTTATCAAATATCCTATGTCTCGTTTCACGATTGATCACTTGTCTAATTATCTCTCTTCCTTGGATAGTTGACTCAAATGTGTATATATCAAATCCTATATGTCCTACAACGTCATATCCTAATATTTGTGCTAATTCACTCGTTTGTACCATTATTATACAGTGATCCGGCAAATTTTTCTTTTCTTTACTCCACCAATCTTTAAAGAACTCTTTAAATCCACTTTGAAACATATCTACTCCTAAATCTGGTTTTTCCAATCTCTTATTTTTGAAACCACTCTTTTCCCAGTAATTATCTAAATCAACTAAATAGTCTCTATATTTTTCTGATTGCGCCGTTTTTCCACTCGCGGGTAATGCTACTAATACAAACCTTCCATAGATTGGTGTTTCTATTTTTGAATCATACCATTTTAAAGATCTAATTCCACTGTCAATAACTTCATTTGCAATTCCTTTATAATATTTTAATCTAATTTTTGGTGGTATAGGATCATATTGTTCATAATCGAATTCATTCACTTTATTTTCTATTTTTGAAATTATTGCATCACTTTTCCACTTTCTTATAGGTTTAGTAATATTGAAAAAACTTCGATTTATCGTTTCTCCAATATCACTAAGTCTTGGAAATTTTTCTGATAATTGTTCGAACACGCTTTTCGGAATAAAATCTCTAAATTTAATCATCGTTATTTCTAGTTGCCCTTCGATATCCATCTCCGTTAAACTCTCGTCTATATATTTCCCAGCTCCAAAG